GTCCCCATAGCAATAGCACCCGACATAGTGCCACCAGACAGATTAAGCTTTAATGCATCTGCTGTGTCTACATAGCCTTTGGTAGCTGCGTCACCAGAATTGGTAGGACTAGTTAGATTGGTGATGGTGGCAGCAGTGCCAGCATCCATGTTCAAGCCACCATTGATGGTGACATCATTGAATGTTGATGTACCTGTAGAGGCTGTAACATTACCAGTTAAGTTACCAGTGACATTACCAACAACAGCACCTGTGTGTGTACCTGCAGTGTTACCAGTGACAGCACCAGTAAGGCCACCAACAAATCCTGTGGTGGCAGTAATTGTAGTGCCTGTGATGGCTAAGGCAGAAGAGCCACCAATAACAGCACCATCAATAGTACCTGCATTAATGTCAGCAGTGGCTGCAACTAAAGAGGTGTTGGCAGTGAGTGCAGTGAATGTACCAGCAGCAGCAGTGCTTGCACCAATAACAGCGGCATCAACAGTGCCTCCATTGATGTCAGCAGTGTCAGCTACTAAGCTGTCAATGTTTGCTGTGCCATCAATGTATAAGTCTTTAAATTCTAAGGAGCTTGTACCTAAGTCAATGTCATTATCTGTTACTGGAACAATAGCACCATCTTGAAAGCGTACCTGCTCCACAGCAGCAGCAGCTACCTCAACAAACACACCATGACGATTGTTAGCTGTGTCTGTAGCAATCTTGTTTAATAAGTCACTGTCACCAATAACAGGAACAGGATGACCCTCAGCAGCAGTGCCATCATGCTTATGACCACCACCAACAGCAAAAGCATCACGCAGAGCATTATACTCATTGTTAATAGGAGCCGCACGAACTACACCCGTTGGTACAATATCAGCAGCAGATTGTCTTACATAACCTGTCAAGGTAGTTCTCCTTAGCGTCTGTCATTCATCGAATAATTCAAGACCAAGCCCTGAATCGTATGACTAGCATTCTGATCATTAGTCACATATTTGAAAGCAACGGAGAATCCAGAGCCTTCAATGTTTGTCTTTTCCACTGGTGATGGATTACCATCATAAATTGCTGAAGCATCATAGATGGCTTCATTGTAATAAGCAGCAGCACCAGTTGTTAAAATGTTATAGTTGGCTGGATTGAAGACATTAACAGAGTCATCAAAGTCATACGACACACCCATCACAATACTAGTCGATCCCTCACTACGCAAGAATGTAGAAATGTTATAGAAGTTTTTACGGATTGATGGATCTTGAAAATAGTAGAAAGGTGTTTGGTAAACACTTAGGATTTCTGTACTATTAAAAGAACTTCCAGTCTCTTGTTTATGCACCTTACCAGTAGAATCTCCATGAATAACAACTTCGTCTACACCAATATAACCACTAGCAGCACATGTAGCTATGAATCCAAAAAGCTGGCTATACTCAAACGACACACCACCTTCACTGGCTCTAAGACCACCTAGCAAACCAAAGGTTCCTTCAGATGGTAAGAACAATCTAAACTGAGACTTCTTACGAAGTACTACAGAGCTTAATGTTTCTGGATCAATAGAACCAGCTACAAGTTCTTGTAAGATTGCTGTAATGGTGAATTGAATTTGTTTTGAAATTGTTTCCAACTCAACATCATTAATCTTATTAGTTCCAGCTACAGGTCTAAAACCATCAGGTCCAAGGAATACTAGACTTCCCCCCAGTTCTATCACACTATCTGGAACAACACAACCTAAATTTGTTGTAACTTCACCAACCACAAAGTCAGCTATGTTAGTGCCTGTTAAACTCTTAATGGCATTCTTGCCAAAGATGTACAGCGTATCTCTAAACTGTTTAATCTGAACAATCTCAAACCCTACATTGATAACAGCAGCACCATTTGCTGGATTAAAGTTTGTCTCTGCCAAAGGAGAAGAGATGTATAAGTTGTAAGGATCTGTTGTATCACCAGCTAAGAATAAATGATTCTTAAAGGCAGCAGAATACTTAGGACTATTAGGAGCATTAGAATCTGTAATCTGTGTATATGTAGTTCCATCATACACAGCAGCCGGATTAATACCATCAGTTAATACAAACTTAGGAGCACTCCAATTATATCTAGTAAACCTAACCTTCTTAACTCCCACCATTGTAACAGTGCCGGGAGTTGATATAGCTGACCAAGTGGATGAAGAAGCTACCCATTTATAAAAGTAGTCTGTACCAGAAGAAGGCTTGCGACAAGCAAAGATGCCATCATTTAAACTCTCTGAAACCATAACACCAAGTACATTACCTGTACCAGTTACAGTTCCATAACTATTAGCATATCCACTAATCCGTCTATAACCACCAGTAATGGCTGGCTCATAATTAATTAGCTGTGTGGCTGACCCGGGATACATCTCACCTTGAGATAGTACATCCCTATTGGTGTTCATTCCACCAATACATGTCACCTTAAAGCCACTAATTCTGTCTGCCATTAAAACACTCTAGGATGGAACGAAGGCTTAACAATCATCGTTGAACGCATATACAAAGGCTCATCTAATAAAAGCCTACGCATTGTTCTAATACCAGTGTCAAACTTTTCTTTGTACATAGTAGCACCTTGTTCATTTGACCTGAACATCAACATGTAGAACATAGCACCATCAATTAATACGCTGGTAAATCTATCAGGAATAATACAGACATCTGTAGAAACAGATAAATCAGCAGGGAAAGACCAATACTTATACTCCACCTCATAAGCCTGATCAGGCAGGGGAGTGATACCAAACTTAGACTCTTGTGTTTGATAAACAGCAACAGCAGGACCATAACCACCAGTGCCATTAACATCTTCACCGGGACGATAGTTGTCTAAGTAGTCTGTGTAAGTGAGAACAGGAAGACGAAGAGGATCATTGTCTGCTGCTGTTAGCTTCTTAAGATAGAAGCTTTCCCAATCAACACTGGACAAAGCAGAAGGAAAAGAATATGTTCCTGTACCCACTGTCAGTGTTTGTGTGTTAGTAACAAGAGCAAAAGGCCACTCTTGTGCAGAGTGCATCAATTCTCTAACGGATGAATTGATAGCATTCTTAGCTAGAGACTGGATGTTTCTAGCTCCATCGAATTCGGTGGAGTCTAAGACAACCTCACCCATTCTTCGTAGCAATTCATTCGTTAAAGAAATGTATGTAGACATAATTTTTAAACAATAAAAGGGAGAGGCGGTTAAGCCCCTCCCAGTATTAACTAGCTATTAAGCCAGTTGCTCACGATCAACGGAAGCCCGTGCAGGACGACCATCGACATTCATCAACACAGCCCATACACGCACTTCACCAGAGGTGGGAGCAGTAGTTGCAGTGGCAATGGTAATGTCAATAGTGTCAGCAGTGCCAGCTACGATAGGCTGGAAAGCAGCAGCATTCTGGGCATAAGCACCAGCGGCAGCAGCGTCAGCATCAAAGCCATCAACAAAGTTGTCAGCATCCACACCAGTACCCAAATCGAATGTAGTGTCAGAAGACTCACCACCAAGGGCAGTGATAACTTCCATACCAGCATTCAAGATGACAGTGTTAGCGGGAACACTGAGAGCTTCGATGACATCAGCAGCAGCCAAGGCAGAGCCTTTAGCTGTAGCTGCAGCAGCGAAGTCAACTGTAACATCGACCAAGTAAGGGACAGCACCAACAGTGCGACCAGCGGAGGCTGCACCAGCCAAAGTTGTAATAGTTGCCATAATGTTTCTCCTTAAGCAGCGTTGTATTTAGCAGTGACGATGCCTTCAGGACGCAAGATTTTGCGACCATAAAGATGCATACCACGCACGATGTCAGCGAAGCTGTCGGGATCACGATATGTTTCAGTCTTGGTGATTTGCTGAGCAGAAGCAACAGCAGAGTCATGACCGCCAACAATCACACCATAGTTGGAGTTCTGGTTAGCAGTACCTGAAGTACCAGCACCAGTACCAATCTTTGGCAGGTTGTTAGAAACATAGATACGGAAGCCATGCAAGTTGTTAATGACCAAGCCGTTCTGCAAACCAGAACCACCAAAGTCACCATTCAACAAACGGCTGTCTTCGTCCTTCAACATTTCGATGAACACGGGATCAACCACCAACCAGCGACCAGCGGAATCAACAAAC